TTGTAGATAACATGAGGGCATCTAATAAATGAAAGCAGAAATTTCAATTGAGTTAGAAGCAGAAGATCTTAAAGATAAAAAGTTATCAGCTTATGTAATGAAGTTGTTAGCAAAGCAATCTAAAGAAAAGAAAAAAGGCATGATGGATGAGATGCCAGAAGAAGAAGAAGAAGATTAATGGCAATTAATGTATTTAGAGAATCTGATAATACTAAATCACGTCATGTTAATCCAGCTTATGTAGATAAGGATGGCAATAGTTATATTGCTAGTTCTGATAGACCATTTCCTGTAGTAGATGTAAATCATTTACGTCTGCATGAAGGTCGTGCATATTATATATATAAAATGTATCCATATGCTTCTGGACTTGCAGCGGGAGCAAGTATAAATATTGCTATAGCTTTTCCAGCTGGTATTTTGCCACACATGGTATTTCAATATGAAAGCCCAGGAGAGTCTGAGTTTTATTTGTATGAAGCACCTACTACAAGCAGTGGAACAGCTATGACAATATATAGACGCAATAGAAATATATTAACAGAAAGTTCTGGAGCTGCTGTATTAAATCCTACTGTGTCATCTGTTGGAACAGAAATATTTTCTGAGTTTATTCCAGCGGGTAATAAAGGCGGTGGCAGTGCAACATATAGTTTTGAGTATGTATTAAAACCATTAACAACTTATTTATTAAGATTAACTAATGTAAACTCTCAGGCACATCCATCAAACCTAAGAGTAGAATGGTATGAATAATGACTTTAAAGAAATATCAGAATCCTAAAGGTGGATTAAATGAGGCTGGCAGAAAACACTTTGAAAGCAAAGAGGGTGGTAACTTACAGTCTCCAGTCAAGAGTGGTACAAATCCTAGGCGCGTGTCTTTTGCTGCTCGTTTTGGTGGAATGGATGGTCCGTTAGTAGATGACAAGGGTAGACCAACCAGATTAAAGTTAGCATTAAAAGCATGGGGATTTGGTAGTAAAGAAGCAGCAAGAAATTTTGCAAATAAAAATAAGAAAGATTAATTATGGCAGAGATGATGAGATTATCCGCTGAAGATGTTTTAAAAAGACATGATAAAGCGCTAACAAAAAAAGAAGATTTTAGATCTTTATACGAAGAATGTTATGAGTTTGCATTGCCACAACGTAATCTTTATGACGGATATTACGAAGGTAAAGTAGGCGGTCAAAAGAAAATGAATCGTGTGTTTGATTCTACAGCCATTAATTCTACACAACGCTTTGCTAATCGTATGCAATCTGGCATATTCCCACCACAACGTAAGTGGTGCAGACTTGAACCAGGACCAGATATTCCTGAAGATCGCAAAGAAGAAGCACAAGCAGCATTAGATATTTACTCAGATAAACTATTTGCATCATTAAAGCAATCAAACTTTGATATTGCTATTGGTGAGTTCTTGCTTGATCTATCTGTAGGTACTGCTGTGATGATGGTACAACCAGGTGATGACATTAATCCACTTAACTTCATTCCTGTGCCACAATTCTTAGTATCATTTGAAGAAGGTGCTAATGGTCAAGTAGACAATGTATATAGACGTATGCGCCTTAAAGGCGAGTCTATTATGCGTCAATGGCCAGATCTGGTGAGATTTATGGTCGTGGTCCATTAATTACTGCATTGCCAGACATCAAGACGCTCAATAAAACATTAGAACTATTACTTAAAAATGCATCATTAGCTATTGCTGGTGTATATACCGCAGCAGATGATGGCGTATTAAATCCTAACACAGTGAAGATTATACCTGGCGCTATTATTCCTGTTGCAAGGAATGGCGGTCCACAAGGTGAATCATTGAAACCATTGCCAAGAGCTGGTGACTTTAATGTATCTCAAATCATTATGAATGATTTACGCATGAGCATTAAGCGTATTTTATTAGATGAGTCTTTACCACCAGACAACATGTCAGCACGTTCAGCTACGGAAGTGGTAGAGCGAATGAAAGAGTTATCACAAAATCTAGGATCAGCTTTTGGCAGACTGATTAATGAAACTATGATACCATTAGTTACTAAGATTTTAAGAGTAATGGATGAGCGCGGTCTTATTGATCTACCTCTTAAAGTCAATGGTCTTGAAATTAAAGTGTCAGCAGTTGCACCATTAGCTATGGCTCAAAGCATGGAAGATGTACAGAACGTATTGCAGTTTGCACAAATTGTTCAAGGTGCTGGACCACAAGCTCAGATGACATTGAAAACAGATGCTATGATGGACTTCATTGCTGAGAAGTTAGGTATCCCACAAAAGATACGTAACACTCAAGAAGAACGTATGATGATGACTCAACAAATGGCTGAAGCTGCACAACAAGTAGCTCAACAAAATCCAGAAGCAGTACCTGGTATGGTAGAAGCTGCAACTAAGGGGATGATGTAATGGCTGAAGATTATGGAATGCGTCATGGCGGAGCTGGTAAAAAATACACTGGCTGGAAAGGTCCATTAAAAGATGTTGATGGAAACACTGTTACTGAATTAAGTATTGGTGTAAACATTGACGGAAAAGAAACTGAGATTCCATTAATTGTTCCTTCATTATCTGAAGGCGAAACTTCACATTTGTTAAAAAAGAAAAAGCCAACAGATTCTATTGTACAAAAAGCATATGAACATGCAATTACAAGAATGAAATTAGGTAAGTCTCCGTTTAAAGAACCTGAGGATGACCAATAATGGCTGGATGGGAAGATTTAGATCAAGCACTTCCGTTAGATGTAAGAGATGTAGCACAAGCAAGAGAAGATTTAGATAGATTAGCATTAAGAGTTTTTGGTAGTGATGACGGACAAAAGTTATTAGCATGGTTACGTCAAACAGTTTTAGAGCAACCAGTTGCTTTGCCTGGTAGCGACTCAAGTTATGCGTACTATCGTGAAGGTCAAAATAGTATTGTGAGAGATATTGAAGCAAAGTTAATTAGAGCAAGGAAAATGTAATGATAGACGACAACATCGAGCCTAGTGGTAATGAGGAAGCATCTCAAGAAACTGGCCTACTCGACAGTGCATCAGTTGAAACAGAAGCAGTAGAATCAAATCCGCAAAAAACAGAAATATCACATCTTGAAGCATCAGATGAAGATGATGATAGTCCTTTAGAACGACCCGATTGGTGGCCAGAGAATTTCTGGAAAAAAGATGAAGCAGAGCCAGACTTACAGGCTATGGCTAAATCTTGGGGCGATCTAAGAAAACAAATCTCACAAGGCAAACATAAGGCACCAGCAGATGGTAACTATGATGTAGCCGCATTTAAAGATATTCCAGCAGAAGATCCCGTACGAAATCACGTACTATCTTGGGCTAAAGAATATGGTGTAAGTCAAGCAGCTTTAGATACTTTAGTGGGTAAAGTTGTTGAGATGGGATTTGAAGCTAATCAAACTAGCTCTGTTAATTTAGCAGAAGAAAAGAAAGCACTTGGTCCTAATGCCGATGCCCGTATTAATGGCATGGTTAAGTGGGCTAGTGGTTTAGTTAATAAAGGTATTTGGGGTAAAGATGACTTTGAGGAGTTTAAATACATGGGTGGTACTGCAAAAGGTATCGCTGCATTAGAGAAACTTCGTGGTGCTTATGAAGGTCGTGTACCTACAGATAGCGCTCCAGTTCAAGGCGCTGTATCCAAAGAAGAACTCTACGCTATGGTCGGAGATCCTAAGTATCAAACAGATCCTGGCTTTAGAAAGAAAGTAGAAAGAATGTTTGAATCTAATTTTGGTTCATAGTAAGACTCCGTAGTTCGCGTTTGACCCACTTCGGTGGGTCTTTTTTTGCCTAAAACGCAAAATACTTGCACAAATTTGTAAAATATGCTAAAAACCATACAAGGCTAATTGCATTCGCAACCCTTCACACAAGTCGTCTTGTCGTTTGGCTATCGTAAATAGCAAGCACTGGCCCAGGTTTTGTCTGGCTAACCAAAGCGATAAACTTTATTTTTATCAATTGTTGAAGGCTCAGTAGTAAAATTTCCTAAAGTAGGCAGAGGCGTTGCTACTTTAAGAATCCCACAAACAGATGTATCACCATTGAATGCTGGCTGGAGTCAAGTAACTGCTACTTTAGCAGACTGGAATGCAGCAGAATATTCTGACATCTTTATGCAACAAAAAGTAAACTTTGACGAAAGACAAGAGTTAGTACAATTAGTATCTAACGCTATCGGTCGTAGACAAGATCAAATGATTATTGATGCGCTTGTAAACTCATCAACATCATTAACAGTGTCTAACGATATCGGTGGTTCAGACACTAACCTAAGCGTAGCAAAACTACGTGAAGCTAAACGTCTATTAGACAAAAACAACGTACCACCAGAAGGTCGTCACATTGTTCTTCATGGTAACAGCTTGGCTTCATTACTTTCAGAAACAGCAGTAACTTCTTCTGACTTTAATACAGTTAAAGCTCTCGTAGCTGGTGAATTAAATACTTTCTTAGGCTTTACATTCCATTTATTGGGTGATCGCTCAGAAGGTGGTTTACCAATTGATGGTTCTTTAGATCGTAAAGTTTTTGCTTTCCATAAAGACGCTGTTGGTTACGCAGAAGGTATCGCTCCTCGCACAGAAATCAATTACATTCCAGAAAAAACTTCATTCCTTGTGAATGCTGTATTCTCTGCGACTGCAACTGCTATCGATGCTGAGGGTATTGTTCAACTCACATGCCGCGAATCAGCATAATTTAAGGAGATTAAAACATGGCTTATTCATCAACTGGTTTAAACTCTGCTGGCGGTCAATCAAAAGCTGGTAATGCTCCACAAATTTGGACATATACTAGTGCTGATGCAATCGCTACAGTAAACACAGCTGCTTACTTTAATGATGCTTCTTCACTTTTAAAAGTGGGCGACATCATTTTTGTTTACGATTCAGCAACTCCTACAATGAGCATTGTATTTGTATTATCAAATGCATCTGGCGTTGTAGACGTATCTGATGGTTTAACAGTAACAGCAACAGATACAGATTAATAGTCTGTATTGCAGTAAGTAACTTGGGTAGGGCGGGTGTTTTGCACTCGCCTTATTCTTACATTTGGAGATAGAGTATGGCAGCTGGAGATTCAGCATTATCAGTTTGTTCTGATTCACTATTAATGTTAGGTGCTAAACCTATTGCGTCTTTTACCGAAGGCACAGATGAAGCGTCTATATGCGATAGACTATATCCAGATATTAGAGACCAAGCATTATCAACATATCCATGGTCTTTTTCATTTAAGAAAGTTCAATGTGCTAGACTGGTCACTACACCAGTTACCGAATACAAATACGAATATCAACTACCTTCTGATCGCATAAACTCACCAAGAGCAGTCTATGATGCTAATGAAGTAGGATCTCCTGTACGCAATGCATACAGAATCATGGGAGATAAAGTGCTAACAGATTATGAAGAAGTATGGGTAGATTATCAATACTCAGTACCAGAATCATCAATGCCAACATATTTTGTTCAACTGCTTAAATATATACTTGCATGGCATTTATCTGTGCCTATTACAGATCAAACAGAAAAGGCTGGATATTGGCAAACTGTTGCTGTAGGTACACCAGGAGAAAATGGTCGTGGTGGCTACATGAGACAAGCTATGAATATTGATGGCCAAGGACAACCAGTAAACGCAATACAAGACTTCTCATTGATTAATGTGAGATACTAATGGCTCGTTTTGTAACCATTCAAACTAACTTTACTGCGGGTGAAATAGATCCACTATTACGCTCACGTATAGATATTAAATCATATGAGAATGGTTTAGAGACTGCTCAGAATGTATTATGCCAACCACAAGGTGGCATTACTAGACGCAGTGGCTTACGTTATATCAATGCATTGCCAAATTCAGGCACAGAATCTGCTGCCAATGGTGTGCGATTAGTAGCTTTTGAGTTCTCAACATCAGATAGTTATATGCTTGCATTTACACATAATCGTATGCATGTATATAAGAATGGCGCATTAATTACAAACATCAATGGATCTGGCAATAGTTATCTTGATACATCAGGCGTATCATTATCATCAGCTAGATTAGCTAATATGTGCTGGACACAATCTGCTGACACACTTATTGTTGTACATGAAGATTTAGCGCCAATAAAAATTGTACGTGGTGGCACAGACGCTACATGGACTGCATCTGCTATTTCATTTGACAGTATTCCTAAATATGCATTTACATTAAGCGTATCTAATCCAGCTGGTACATTAACGCCATCAGCTGTATCAGGTAAAGTGACACTTACTGCATCATCATCTGTATTCTCTGCTGGCTCTGTAGGACAATATATTAATGTTATTCCGCAAGGCAGAGCTAAGATTGTTCAATATACAAGCGGTACAGTAGTCAATGCTATTACTGAATTTCCATTCTTTAATACATCAGCTATTGCTAATGGTAATTGGGAATTAGAATCTGGCTACGAAAATGTATGGTCA